TAGGTGTTAACACAGGCACTGGTGGCGCTCCATCTAATCCTTTAGCACAAGCATTGTTTAACGCTCAGTCTCGTCAAGACTTAGAACTGGCTGCTAGAGCAGATGAAGCTGGTATGGCTCGTGCTAGATTTGGAGCTGGTTTGTTTGGCACAGGTGGAGAACTGCTTGGACAAGTTCCTGCACTGACAGCCGCTGGTTACAGACCGCTTGGCGCACAGTTAGAGCTGTTAGGGGCAACAGAGAAACTAGGACAACAACCATTCTTGTTATCGCAAGACTTGGCAAACCAATACGCACAAGCAGGCGCAAGACAAGGTCAACTGTACTTACAACCACAGGCTGCTGCGGCACAGGCATATAGTAAATATCAAGGCTATAGCCCTCTCGGTACAGCCCTTAGTGGTGCTGGTTCTGCAATGGGCGGTATGAGCGGTGGTGGCGGCGGAGCTGGTAGTAGTTGGTTTAGTAGCTTGTTTAACCAAGGTCCAGAATTGTTGGCAGGATAAGGAAAAATCATGGCAGAAATCGTAGGTAGTTTATTCGGAGTATCACCTGAGCAGTTAATGCGTCAGCGTCAAGCTACAGATGCATCTAATGCTTTTCGTTACGCACAGCTAGACCCTTTACAACAAGCTCAAATGTCTATCTATCAAGGTAGCGCTGGTTTAGGTCGTGCTGCACAGGGATTACTTGGTGGCGACCCTGAGTTAGAGCGTATCTCTAAGATTAAACAACTGTCTTCACAGTTTGATTTGTCTACACCGCAAGGCGCTAGAGACTTTGCTAAAGCATTGCAACCGTTTGCACCGCAAGAATCAATGATGGCATTGCGTGAAGCAGAACGTATCGAAGTTACCACAGGTAAAGCTGCTTTAACAGAAGCGCAGACGGTTAAAGCACTGCGGGAACAGAGAATCCCAACATCTCCTTTAGGTAAACTAATGTTTGAAAGAGATGAATTGCTAAAAGCAGGTGTACCAGCTAACGACCCTCGGGTTGCTGCGTATACAAGAGCGATTGATGCTGAAGGCTCACCAAAAGGAACTAAGGTTGAAGTTAATCTTGGCGGTGTCTTTGATAAAGCATTTGCTAAACAAGAAGCAGAGAAACAAGCAGATGATTGGACCAAAGCTGGACAAGCATATTCTGATGCTTCTGCTTTAGCACGAAATGTACGTGAAATGGAATCGGTTGTTGGAAATGCGTTTGTAGGCTCTTATGGTTCGTTACAGGCTGGTGTCTCGAGAGCCTTTGGCGGTGGTAAACGACTGAACGATACAGAAGTATTTGACGCTCTGTCAGCACAGTTAGTTTTACCATTAGCTAAACTGTTGCCGGGTTCTTTAGCGGTAAAAGAACTTGACCAGTTAATCAAGACCAAGCCTAACCTAAAGCAGCAAGAAGGTA